TCTTGGATAGCAAATCCTTGAACTCATCAAGGCTTTCAAACTCCTGCTCTTTGTCAAAGAGCCACTTAGACATTTCTTTGTGGTCAATAGCCATTATTCTTCAGTTTTAGGTTTTCTTGTTCTTTTGGGCTTCTCCTCTTCAGTCAACTCATCAACAGTTTCAACCTCCGTTTCCTGCGTAGTCTCTTCTGCCAGCTCAGGGACTTCGGGTAGTTCAGAGGTGTCATTCGTAGATGCGGTTAATATTTTAGCCCTACGAGGCTCACCAGGCGTTGAATCGGGAACAATAGGGCCGTTAAAAGCCTCGTCATCAACACGGATGTTGTACTTCTTCAAAAACGCCTCATTCTTAGCAATGGCCTCACTTATCCAAATGATGCTGCCCTTGCTGTACGCACGAATTTTGTTTGCCATATTTTTTGGGGTTAAGATTCTTCGATAACGGGGACTAGCCAATGCCTGCATCGGTAGCCTCCCAAGTAAAAAAAGATCGTCTGCTTGTTTGTTCCGGGCATCCTGCCTCTCCAGTCCGGTAAGTCAGCCCATTCGGCAATTTCATTGTACTCATAAATATTTTCATTTCGCTCAATACAAAACGGCCTTGAATCAGCAATAAGACCGCCATTGTAGCGGAATTTATTAAATCCCTTAGCCAAGTACAGGTACATAGCATAAGAACGAACCATTGCGCTAAAAACCACATCAAACTTAGTGTTCAGATTAGCAGAGATAACACCTAACCTCGATGCAGTACCCTTAACGGACTGCTCAATAGCATCCTCCAATGCCGCCCTGCTGGAACCAGCAAGCATCATGAACACAATGGTATTCACAATGTCAGAAACGGCATCGCCCATTGCCCTATTTAAAGTCTCTAAAGCCGATGTCTCTGCGGCATCAGCACCCTCACGAAGGGGTGTCATCGTTTCGTCAGGTATATCGGAAGTGCCTACGATCTCGTCAATCTTGCGCTGAACACTCGCCAACCTGTCCTGATAAAAGGCAATAGCATCAGAGTATCCCGACTCTGCGACCAAACGTTCAATTCTTGGCCTTAAAGACGCAACCTTAGCAAAGTTTTCTTCCGATTGGTCTATATCCCCATCGGTGAAGCTAAAGGTCGATAAAAGGACTAAAATAGCCTCATATAGGCTGTCTTCCGTCGCCTGGTTTATCGTCTGGATCTCCTGTGGGAGGGAGTCCAACTCTTGAATTATTTCCTCGAAGTCCATTTATTGTGTTTAGATTTGGCAAAGTTAAGCCCTTTTCCTTTGGAACGAGCGATTTTGCCACATCCTCTATCTTTTTCTTTTGCTCTAAGTATTCTAAGTTCAGGAATCCCTCATTCTCATAGACTAAATCACGGATGATAGACTCAACCTTAAAGTGCATAATAGCCTCCCACTTCTCAATAATGCCAGACGCGGATAGCATCATAACCTCCTTAGCATCCAAATTGAAGTACGGGTCAACCTTGACTGATAGCTTCATAATAGCACTCTTAACCTCCTCAATAGGAAAGCGAGTGTCCAAATACTGCTGAGCCAACATAGCCCTTGAAAACGAAGGGGCGTTCTTAATCTCAGTGGTTAGCTCTGCATCAGTCCTCATCTCAAAGTTCTGAGGGTAGCGCATAGCAGGCTGTTGCCAAGAGTCGCCATAACGCATCCTGCCAATCATATTGATAGCGAACTGAAAGTCAGAGAATACAACACCCGAAAAACTCAACAGGAAGCTATACAACTCCTCACGGTCAATAGCCTTACCCGTAGCCGTTTCCCTACCCGAAATCTTCTCATTGTTCATTACATCAATGCTCAAAAGCTCGAAAGCCATCTGAATATTAGTAATGACCTGTTTGTTTAAGAAGTCAAGGATTTCGTGTTTTACGTCAATGAAGCCAGCGGGCGGTATCTGAATCTTGGTTTCAGTCTCGGTAGTAAACCTATTCGGTGCTTGAACCTGATATACGGATAGTGGACCAAACATCCTTCGAGTTCCCGTGCCCCCACAATTTGAGCAGGCAATAGCAACCTTATCCTCAAAGCCCAATGCCTCTTCGACCTGCCCAGACCCATTACACTTGTCGCACTCATCTACATACTCCCACTTCTGCAAGAAGGCATGAGAAAACTTACTCATCTGCAAGGTGGAGAAATCATTAACGGCTTGGTCTAATGCAGGGATAGCAGGGGTGTAAAAAGAATGGTAGTAGTAATCCCCATCCTCTTGAACCGAAATACCGCCAAGTCTTACGCAGGGAAGAACACCCATATTGTGTCGGTAGTACAACTCAATGTCAAAGGTGTAGTCGCTCTTTTTGCCTACCTGAGTGGCTATCAGAATCTCATTCTTATCGAAGATGTAGAACACAAGGCCATCCTCAACCTCTTTCTTCTCCGAGCCTAAGTGAACCTTTGAACTATGCTCTGCACGGATGATAGCATACTCTTCATCCTTCCATCCCCACACCTTCTTACTCTTGAAGCAATATGCCGTTGGCTTAACCTCGATAGTGTCGTTGAACGTTCCATCCTCAAAATACTCCAAGCCTACGGGCATAATGCCCAACACAGCGTTGGGGTCGGTCAGCGTAACGAAGGTTACTATCTGCTGAAAGTAGGTTTCAATACTGCCAAAGCGAGGGTAGTCCTCATTGAAGTAACGCTCCTGCTCAATATTGCCAAAGCGTATTTCATAGTTCTGCCTGTTCCAAACCCTGCCAGCAACGTTTACCGCCTTGTGGAAGTATGGAACAGTAATCGGCCTATAAATCTGCTTACGATAGTTGAACTCGTGCGGAAGCTCATTAGGGGCTTTCTCTTTGAGTAGCTTTTCGGGGAAGGCATCGTAGTCCGAATGTACCTTTAGACGAGCAGCCATATCGACACAAGCCCGATATGTTGGGTAAAAGTCAGGCACATAGAACTTATCCGAGCGTTTCTTGACCTCGTAAATAGCATACTCTTTCGAGATATGCGCCAACAGCTCGGTAGCCTTTTCGAGGGTCATTTACTCCCCCCTCTTCTTCCTCTACACTTGCACATAGTAATAAGGTTTATCGTACAAAGGTAATACTTTCCTTAACTTTCCTTTGGAGTAACAAAACGGCAGTTATAGAGCAGTATGTCAGCATCCCACAGTCCTAATATATTCCAATCATCGCCCAACAAATCAAGTATCCTCCTGCAAACAGGCTTCCCATTTAAATCTATCAGATTTCCCCAACGAACAAAGATTAAGCTGGTATTAGACGTATGAGGCAGGATGTTTTTGAGCAAGGTCAGCTCCGCATTGTACCAATCAATCCACAATAGGTCAATGTAGGTGAACTGCTTATGCAGAAGATAGCTGTCAAGACTTCGGGTAGGCACTTCAACCATATGCCTGTATGTAACACTCGGAGGCATAGAGCCCTCATAAGTTGTCGTAGTGTTGTAGGCATAACGCTCACCCTTTGTCGGCCTCCACATCGTCATCCTCGAATCCTTATCCGTAACAGCACAATAGTTCATCTGAACATTGGTGGGTAGGTTCGGTATTGTGCCTTCTGCCAACGGCTCGAAGGCATGAACCTCTGAACCAGGTATCTCGGCAAGCTTCCTCGTAACCGAGCCATCCCTTGCGTTTATTTCGATTATCAGACTTTCCTCAACGGACTCTAAGCACTCTTTAATGTACTCAATAGGTTGCTTCATAGGTGTTTTTTGAACTCATTGAAAAATGTTTCGTGTGGATATTGAATTGGACTATTTATTTGTATTTTCATTTTAGAGCTAAACATCCCCGATATTCCATCTTCATTGGGAGCATATTTTTTTGGCAGGTTAGGTATATCGCACTCATAAAACCCAGCAAAACACCTATTAAAAAGACTGTATTTAGCTATACCAGGCTTAACTCCCTCATCTCTAACATCGCTGCTTAAATTATGTATGTGCGAAGATGTTATTGATAGCGGGAAGAATCCGTATGTCTCTATATGCCTATAAATTATATCCCCATCTTCTTCACCAAATCCCAAAAACCTTTCATCAAACCAGTTTAGCTCTGCAAGGGTGTGTTTGGCAATAACGAAATGAGAGAAAGAGCCGTTAATAGTAAAAAAATTAGACTTAGTTATGGACACTTGATATAAAGAGTCCATAAGAATCGTTGGATTGCTTATACGAACATCATCATTTAATAGAAGGATATGAGAGGTTGGGCAATGTACTACAAGGTCATTCCACATTTTTGCCAATCCCCTCATCTCTTGATAGAAAATTGGGCTTACATTGTCGTGTTCAGACAAAAAGGAAAGCATCTTCCTGCGATATTCATTGTCTAACCCCGTTTTGCTAGACGCATTTACGGCAACTATCACATTAAACCCACTCAAATCTTTCATAAGAGGAATGAAATGGGATTCAAACCTTTCCTTGAAGGTGGTTATGCCAATATACATCACTTGGCCTTAACTCCCCAAAAGTATAAGTCCCAGCCCTGATGAGATGCCTCACACCTTTCAAACGGCAGCCCTTCTAACGCAGACTCTAAATCTTCCTTAGAAATATTTCTATAATAGTCGGTTGTAAATGGAGAGTTCCATCCTTCTGATTTTTTTGTGCCATGCTCAGGGCGGCCAGGTGCAGCGCAGGTAATTACAATAAGTCCCCCTGGCTTACAAGCTTTATACATAGCCTTAATGCTCTGTTCCCAATACTTATCGTGTTCTAGCATTTCCCCAGAGATAACCACATCAAACCTTTTTTTGGTTTTTTCAATCCACTCGTGAATGTATGCTACAACATCTACATTTTTCCCCTCACCAATATCCATCCCAAGATATTCGCAGTCCTCAAAAAACTGCAAATTACTGCCATTTATATCCTGGCTTCCCACGTCAATAACTGTCTTACCCTTAAACATTTCGGGGAAGGCTGCCTTTACCACGTTTATGAAATCTACCTGTTGCTGGTGCATAAATCAGTTGTTTAGTATTGTTTCCTTTATTTTCTCGTATATATTATGTTTACTCATATACTTCTTTTTCCAGGCTTTTATCGGCTGAATGAAGTCATCATAGTTAGTGGACTGCAAGATATGCTCTATCTCCTTTACGGCATACTTAGGATTCCTAAAGTTTTCTAAACTAATCGCAAACGGAACGTGCTGTTTAATATTCCTCGCCCCTACATAAATAGGTACGCAGGAGCATAGAACTGCATCTATAATCTTGTCCGATATGTAATCATCCCAAATGCCGTTCTCAATGCAGACCGAAAATTGAAACGGCAAAAGCCCCGTAGCCTTGTTGGATAACTCCCCCTTAACGC